AACGGCTTCCTTGACAAGTGGTTCTATATCAAGTGCTGTAAATGGTAACTTTTCAGGAACAGTCACAGGTGGTACAATAACAGATGGAACGGCTTCTTTGTCAAGTGGTTCTATATCAAGTGCTGTTAATGGTAACTTTTCAGGAACAGTCACAGCAAATGCTTTTTCTGGTGACGGTGATTCCTTAACAGGATTAAATATTTCTACAGATAGTACACCTCAATTAGGTGGAAGTTTAGATGTCAATGGTAATTCAATAGTATCAGCGTCTAATGGAGATATATCAATTACACCTAATGGTACAGGTTCAGTAATCATAGATGGCCTATCACATCCACAAGCGGATGGTACTACAGGACAATTCTTAAAAACAGACGGTGCTGGTCAATTAGCATTTGCTACTATTGATACAGATTTGTTAAATGATACATCACCTCAGTTAGGTGGTAATTTAGACTTAAATAGTTCGGATATAACGGGCACAGGTAATATTAATATAACAGGTGATTTAGATGTATCTAACGATATTCAAACTGATTCATTAGGAGTAGGAACTGCACCATCAGGAACAAGTGGTGAAATAAGAGCTACAAATGATGTAACTGCTTTTTATTCTTCTGATGTTGCACTTAAAGAAAATATTAAAAATATACCTGATCCTATAGAAGCACTTAAAAAATTAAATGGAGTTTTATTTGACTGGAAAAAATCTTATATTGATGAGAGAGGTGGAGAAGACGGATACTTTGTTAGAAAAAAAGATGTTGGAGTTATCGCTCAAGAGGTAGAAAAAGTTTTACCAGAGGCTGTTGCACAAAGGCCAAATGGTGTTAAAGCTGTAAAATATGATAGATTAACTTGTCTATTAATTGAAGCAGTAAAGAAATTAAATGATAAAGTAGAAAGTTTGAGTAAATAGTTATTATAAATAGTAATAACATGAGAAAATTAAATAAGGAGAATAGGTAATGGCTGTCCCTAGTAACCCAAAATTATCAGATATACAAACAGAGTTTGGTGGATCAGATCCAATTCAACTTACAGAATATTATTCTGGAGGACCTTTAGTTCCTGCAGGTACACCTGCTCCTAATGGACCAATTGCAAGTTCAGGTGCAATCACTATGGGATCTTTTAGAGGATCAGAGCTTATAACCTTTATGTCTGCTACTGGCGGGTCAATTTCAACATCAGGAGATTTCAGAATTCATACATTTACCGGACCTGGTACTTTTACGGTTTCATCTGCATCTAACTCAGCACCATTAAATGAAGTTTCTTATACTATCGTTGGTGGCGGAGGCGGAAGTGGAAGTGCCCTAAACCCTGGCAACTGGGAAAATGGTGGCGGCGGTGGTGCCGGAGGTTATAGAGAGAAGCGAGCAGGCAATGATAGTTTTTCAGTTTCACCTAGAGATGGCGCAACGCCAGTTACAGTTTCAGCTACAAGTTATCCAATAAGTATTGGTGGAGGTGGATCTGGAGCTTCTGCCCCTCCTGGTAGAGGAGGTAATGGTGGAAATAGCACAGGATTATCACAAACAGGTCACGGTGGTGGTGGAGGCGGAGGAGCCTTCGGACAACACACAGGAGCATCTGGTGGATCAGGCGGAGGCGGTGGCGGAAACGGTCACAATGGTGGTAGTGGAAACTCTCCTTCTCAAAGTCCCCCTCAAGGTACTAATGGTGGAAGAGGTCAATCTGGCGGAGGCGGCGGTAGCCAAGCTGGAGGCGGTGGTGGAGCCGTAAATGCTGGTGGCCAAGGATCTGGTGGAGGAGGAGCAACAAATTCAATTACTGCAAGTAGCGTCACAAGAGCTGGAGGAGGTGCTGGAGCACCTAGTGGAAGCGGAGGTTCCGGCGGTGGAGGTGGAGTAAATACAAGTGGAACTGCTAATACTGGTGGTGGAGCTGGCGGTAGAGCGGTTGGCGGCGGTACAACTGGCGGTTCTGGTATAGTAGTAATAAGGTACAAATATCAATAATATGGCACATTTCGCAAAAATAAATGATGACAATGAAGTTATTAATGTTTTAACCGTTAATGATGATGATGTTAGAAACGATTCAAATGTAGAAACTGAATCTGTAGGACAAGCTTATTTAGAAACACACAATAACTGGCCCGCAAATAAATGGATTCAATGTTCTTATAATACAATGAAGAATACTCATAAAACAGGTGGAACACCTTTTAGAGGTAATTTTCCATCTATTGGATTTACTTGGGATTCTACAAACAATATATTTTGGGAACCAAAACCTTTTCCTTCGTGGGTAAAACATATTGCTACGGCTTCTTGGAAATCTCCTATTGGAGATGCTCCAACGTTATCAACGGAAGAAGAAAATGCAGGTAAATATTATCTTTGGAACGAAACAAATCAAACTTGGGATTTAACAACTCCTGAATAATTGATAATTTAAATTATATATATATTATATTATTATGCACAAAAAAGTATTAACAGAACAATCTTTATATTACGGCGATGTCAAAATGCCGGCTGGTTGGGAAATAAATCCAGACCAACTTACAAGTGACATATTTGAATCTAAATACACTAGAGATCAACTTAAATTTTCAAAAAACCGAGACAGATTAAATCAATTCATAGTAGAACACATACGTTTGAAATATGATTTATGTCTTTGTCAAAAAGAAACTTGGGGAAACATATATAAACCTAAAGAATTTACAAACCCTTTATTAGAAGCAGATTTAATGAATTTAAATGAATCACCTGATTTTACACTTTTATATGGAATAAGTGTTAAAGATTGTAAGGTGCATATTAATTATGATGATAACCGAATAAAAGATAAAACTTGGTCAATATCATTAAACAATAATCAATTTGTAATGTTCCCTTCAACAAACACATATCGTATCGAAAATAATCAAACAGATTCTTTAAATTTTGTAAACATAATAACTTATATTTTAACATAATTTATGAGAGTTTTGGCATTTAACACTACCCACGATAGCTCCGTCTGTTGTGTAGATAATGGAAAAATAGAATTTTTTTGTAAAGAAGAAAGACTAACTAGAATTAAAAGAGATAATAATCCTTTTAAATCATTACAATTATTTGAATCACAAAACACCAAAAAAATAGATCATATTCTTTTCTGTACTCCTTCTAATAGGGAAGGTGATGTTCAATACATTTATAGTGAATATATTAGAAAACTATTTAACATGGAGATGGAAAACTTTTCTTCTTTAACACACCACCTGTGTCATGCTTCATCCGCTTTTTATAATAGTGGTTTTGATGAAGCTTTATCTTTTGTAATAGATAGAAATGGATCAATTATTTTTAAAGGAAATGTTGACCAATGTAGAGAAGCTGAAAGTGTTTTTATTTGCAATTATCCAGATACAATCAAACCTATATATAAATCTTTTTGGACAAACAATTTAATAGGAGTTGATAAAAATAATTTAAAAAAGCATTTAGAAAATATATATGTAGATGTAGATATTAATATTGACAATGAGTATTCTATAACAAAAGTTTATGAAGCGGCAACTACTTTAATAGGTCAAAATATTTTAGAGAACGGTAAAACTATGGGTTTATCATCCTATGGTTTAAATAAAAAATATGAGCCTTTATTTTTTAATGGCAACCCTATTACAAATTACTTTAATCATTCTTATTCAGATAACGAAAATATCGTAACTTTTAATGGGTTAGAAGAACATATTACAAAAGACATAACAAAAGAAAACTATCAATTTTATGCAGACAAAGCAAAACACGTACAAATAGAAACACAAAAAGAATCATTAAAACTTATAAAAAAATATGTAGAAAAAACAAAAATAAGAAATGTATGTGTATCTGGAGGGTATGGATTAAATGTAGTTGCTAATAATTTTTATAAAAAAAATTTACCAGATGTTAATTTTTATTTTGAACCACTATCTGATGATACTGGTATTTCGATTGGAGCTGCATATTTAAAATATAGAAATGTAACCAAAGATAATAAAATTAATAAACCTAAAGATAACTTTTATCATTACTACAAAGACAGTAAAATGGATAAAGGATCAAAAGCGTCAATAAAAGATGTTTGTAATTTATTAAATCAACAAAAGAGTGTAGCAATCTTTGAAGGGTCCGCAGAAGCAGGACCTAGAGCATTAGGACACAGATCAATATTATTTGATGCAAGAAATAAAGATTGTAAGAATTTAGTTAATAGAATTAAAAATAGAGAATGGTACAGGCCTTTTGCAGGAGTAATACTCAAAGAACATTTTAAAAAATATTTTGATACTTTAGGACTTGATGAATCTAAAGATATGACTATTAATTTTGAATGTGATAAGGAAACTTTAAAATTAGTTCCAGGAATAGTTCATATAGATGGAACCTGTAGGATTCAAACTGTTGAAAGTGGTTTTTTATATGACCTACTTGTTGAATTTAATAAATTAACAAAATGCCCCATGTTATTAAACACAAGTCTTAATTTGGCAGGAGAACCTTTGGTCAATACAAAAGAGGAAGCCTGTGTATTATTGAACAAAAGTAAATTAGACGCTATATATTTTGTGGACGACAAAAAAATTTTATATAAAAAATGAATTTAATTAACTCTTATTGGTATTTTAAAAGTGCTTTGACTCATAAATTTTGTGATGAAGTAATAAAACATGCTTTACAACAAAAAGAAACTTTAGGCATAACCGGCGGATATGAAGATAAAAAATTAGATAAAAAACAATTAAAAAAATTAAAACAATTAAGACATTCCGATATAGTATGGTTGAATGATAACTGGATATATAAAGAAATTCAACCGTATGTACATATGGCAAATGCTATGGCTGGATGGAATTTTCAGTGGGACACATCAGAATCTATACAGTTCACAAAATACAAACACAATCAATTTTATGACTGGCATTGTGATAGTTGGGACAAACCATATGAAAAAGAGGGACCTGAAAAAGGTAAAATTAGAAAATTATCTATGACTTGTCAGTTAACAGATGGTTCTGAATATGAGGGCGGTGAATTAGAATTTGATTTTAGAAATAAAACCCCTAAAGAAAATACTATAAAACAATGTAAAGAGATATTACCTAAAGGTTCAATTATTATATTTCCTTCTTTTGTTTGGCATAGAGTAAAACCGGTAACTTCGGGTACTAGATATTCATTAGTGCTTTGGAATTTAGGATTGCCATGGAAATAAAAAATTAAAACTGTTATATATATTATAACACAATGAATGAAAGTGAAATGTTATGAAAATATTAATAGTCGGTGGAGGTAGTGCAGGTTGGATGACTGCAGCTACTTTAGAATCTCAATTTCCTCAACATAAAATATCGTTAATAGAATCAAAAAATATTAAAACTGTCGGTGTAGGAGAGAGCACTTTAGGTCATATAAAAAATTGGACTAGATTATTAAATATCAATGATGATACTTTTTTAAAAGCAGTTGATGGTTCTTACAAACTATCTATAAAATTTACAGATTTTTATAAAAAAGGTCAAGCTTTCCATTATCCTTTTGGAGAACCAGAAATACAAAATAATAGCGCTTCTTTTAATGATTGGTGGTTTAAAAAATTTGTTTATCCTAAAACACCTAATTCTGATTATGCTGATTGTATCTATCCGACTCAAATGTCATATGTAAATAAAAATAAATTTAATCCTGATTTACCGTACGCATATCATTTTGATGCTAATAAATTTGGTATTTGGTTACGAGATAAGTATTGTAAAAATGTAAAACATATTATTGAAGATGTTAAAACTATTGAACGAGATGAAAATGGTATAGTTTCTTTAAATAAAAAACACAAAGCAGATTTATACATAGATTGTACTGGTTTTAAATCATTACTTTTAGGTGAAACTCTAAAAGAACCATTTGAATCTTATTCTGATATGTTGCCAAATGATTCTGCTTGGGCTACAAGAATACAATACAAAGATAAAAAGAAAGAATTAGTTCCTTATACTAACTGCACAGCCATAGAAAATGGTTGGGTTTGGAATATACCATTATGGTCCAGAATTGGTACTGGTTATGTGTATTCAAGTAAATTTGTAGATGATGAAACAGCATTAAAACAATTTAAAAAACATCTTAAAAGAAAAGATTTAGACTTTAAAAATATTAAAATGAGAGTAGGAATACACAATAGACTGTGGGTTAAAAATGTAGTAGGTATTGGATTATCTGCCGGATTTATAGAACCTTTAGAAAGTAATGGTTTATTTTCCGTACATGAATTTTTATTAAAACTTGTAAGAAATTTACAAAGAGAAAAAATATCTCAATGGGATAAAGATAATTTTAATTATTCTTGCAAAACATTATTTAGAACATTTGCTGAATTTGTTGCTCTACATTATGCATTATCACATAGAGATGATACTGAATATTGGAAAAATTGTATGAATAAAACTTGGTCAGAAGATTTAATTACTTTAAAACAGTCACATATATTTGGATTTCAAAAAGCTGCACAAGATAGAAATTTAAATTATCACCATAATTTAGATGGTGGTTTACATTGTATTGCAGCAGGTATGAATTGGTCGCCTACAGATAAATCTTCTCTAATCATACACAAGCAATGGAATGAAGGAGTTATGAAAGAAGTTGCAAATAACCTTGATTTTAGAACAAAAGAAATTATAAGAAAGGTTAAAAACGAATATAATCTATATGATTATCTAAAAGAAAAAATATATAAATGAAAACAACTGTATTAAATAATGTCATATCAGAAAAAGAATTATACTTTATGTATAATCAAATAATTAACAATCCAAGTTGGAGGTTAAATGGTGAGGCAACTTCTCAAAGAGGTTTTCTTACAGGACCAACCTTTCCAGTTAAGGTAAATGAAAACATAGAACACTATCCTTTCTTTGTTTGGGGACAAACAATAGTTTATAGAATTGCTAAATTGTTAGAGTCTAAACACATAGGTATACCTACTGATTTAGATAGGATGTGGTTCAATGCAACATACAGTGGTAAAAAAACTCAACATTGGTTACATGCAGATGATAAAGAAAATTTTACAACACGTTCAATTTTAATATTTATGACACCTGTATGGCAACCAGATTGGCGTGGTTCTTTTTATGTAGATGGTAAAGAGTTCAAATATAAACCTGGTAGTGCTGTAATATATGATTCAAAAGAATTTCATTGTGGTGAATCTTCCGAGTCTGAGAAATATAATTGGTTAAGAGTAGCGTGTAATATATTAGTAAGATAATGAGCAAGATAATTATACAAGATAATTTTTTAACGGAAAAACAATGTGATACTTTAATTAATTTTTATGATTCAAAACCACAACAACCTAGTTATAATACAACAATTCCATTAAATTTACACAAAAATAATCACAAATCTATAGTTAAAAAAATAAATAAAATGGGTACTTCTATTAATGGTTCGGTCATAGATTGGTTTCAAATTGTTAGGTGGCCATTTCCTAATGTGGGTATGGATTTACATTTTGATGACATTTCTAGTGATACTACTTTGAGTGCTATTATATATTTAAATGATAATTACTTAGGTGGTTATACTCATTTTTTGGATAAGACACACATAGCTTCGGTCAAAGGAAGAGCAATATTTTTTGATGGAAAAAAATATAAACACGGTGTTTCTATGATTGATGGTGGTGATAGATATACATTAGCAGTATGGTTGAAAAATGATAAAAGAAATTAATACAGGTATTCCCTCAAATACAAATAAGGGTATTATAAAACATTTATACTGTGCACAAAACTGGCATTTTGGATGGGATCAAAATTCAGATTTAAACATAGATAAAAAAGATTCTGGACTTATATTAAATATAATTAATAGTAATAATCCTGTGTTAAATACTTATGCTCAAATTATTTTTGATATAGTAGAAAAAAATACAGCTATACAATTTAAAAAAATAGAAAGAATATATTGGAATTGGTATCATCCTGGAAGTATTACTGAGTTCCATGAAGATTCTGCTGAAGATAATAAATTTTCTATTGTATATAATTTACACGATAATGATGGAGGAACAGAATTTATAATTGATGATGAAGTTAAATTTGTTGAATCAAAAGAATCTACTGCAATAAGTTTTCCTAGCAAAGTAAAACATAGAGGTATTTCTCCAAAAAATAATTTAAATAGGTTTGCTTTAAACATGGTGTTAGAGATATAAATGAAAAAATATAAGTTACCAAAAGATAGTTTTATAGGTGGATGGTTTATACCTGAAAAGGTATGTGATGAATTAGTGTCTTACTATAATAAAAACAATTCTCGTGTTGTGGTAGGAGAAGTAAAACAAAATATTATAAATAAATCAGTAAAAGATTCTTCTGACTTACAAATTTTATCTGATAATTTTGATCCAGAAGTTTTAGAATATAGAAAATATTTACAAATTGTTTTAGAAAAATATATAAAAGAATATCCAGAAGTAGATAACTATGCTCACTTTAATGTATCAGCTTTTAATATTCAAAAATACAAACCTTACGGAGGTTTTAAAATTTGGCATTTTGAAAGAAGTTCTACATATGTTGCAAATCGAATATTAGTTTTTATGACATATTTAAATAGTATCAAAGATGGCGGTACTCACTTCAAGTATCAAAAAAAGAAGATACCTGCAATTAAAGGTTTGACTTTAATTTGGCCTACAGATTTTACACATACTCATAAAGGTGTTATTACAAATAAAGAAAAAATAATTACAACAGGTTGGTTTTCATTAGATGAACTTTAAAAAAAATAAATATGTAGTTATTCGTAAAGCAATATCAAAAGATTTAGCAACTTTTGTCGCTAATTATTTTTCTATAAAAAAACAAGTATATGATACCCTCATTGAAAATAGATATATTTCTCCATTTGAAAAGATGTATGGATATTATTATGATGTACAAGTTCCGAATACTTATTCACATTATTCAGATATAGCCATGGAAACACTTATGTTAAAATGTCAATCGAAAATGGAAGAGGCCACAGGTCTTAAATTATATCCTGCATATTCTTATGCTAGATTATATAAAAAAGGAGATGAACTCAAAAGACATAAAGATAGATTTAGTTGTGAAATATCTACAACTATGAATTTAGGTGGTGATCCTTGGCCAATATATTTGGAACCATCTGGTAAAAAGGGGATGAAAGGTATTAGAGTAAATTTAAAACCAGGAGATATGTTGGTTTATAAAGGGTGTGATTTAGAACACTGGAGAGAAAAATTTAAAGGTGAGGAAAGCGTACAAGTATTTCTTCATTATAATAATCAAAAAACACCTGGGGCTAAAAATAACGTATTTGATGGACGTAAACATATTGGTCTTCCAGAATGGTTTAAAAATTAAAATGAAAGATTTTTTATATTATTTAATTGATCCTATACTAGCAACACCTAAACAAAAACAAAATGAGATTTGGGATGTAGAGGGTAGACTAAAAAATGGAAATCAGGTTTTTAAATTTGATATACGACCTTTAAGAGAGGTTGGTAATAAAGTTGAGAAAACAGGTTACTTTAAATCAAAATCTGATAAGATGGTTTTTGAAACAATTAATCAGTGGGTTATATTTGATACTGAAGAGTTAAATGAATATGTTAAATCAACAGATAAAAGAGATTTTAACATAGATGAATTACTAGATAATTTGTCTTGGAATTTAATACTTGATAAAGAGGAAAAACTATAATATCATTTAACAGTGATTTTTTCTAGTTTAATAAAAAAGTAAGTAAAATATAATATAAATATAAACAACAAGGAGTGAAAATGAGTGAAGAAAAGATTATAACAATTGATGGTAAAGAGTATAAAGAGTCTGAATTAACACCTAGATGTCGTAATATAATTTTCAGTAGAAATGAAATACAACAATCTAAAGTAAGACACGAAATGGAAATTGAAAAAATTGATGTTTTAACTAATTACTACAATATGGAAATTAAAAAAGAATTAGAAAACATTAAAAAATAATGGCTGCTGTTGCTAATTTAAGAATAGACCAAGGGACTACATTTAATTCAGATGTTACTGTTACGGATAATACTGGTGCTGTTTTTGATTTGACAGGTTATACCGCCGAAGCTAAAATGGCATTGGGTTATTCATCTACAAGAACAAGAGTTGCAATGACCACAACAATTGGTTCTCCGCTAACAGGAGTTATCACATTATCACTAACGGCAGATCAAACTAGTGCTTTAGATGCACCTGCTAGATATGTGTATGACATTGAAATCACAAGAACATCTGACAGTACAATTACACGTGTTATTGAAGGTATCATTACAGTTCACCCTCAAGTTTCTATATAAATTATCTATTTTTTGAGTATATTATTGTTATAAATATATTAAAAGAGAGAGAAATCAATGGTTAAAGCTGTTATAAACAATAGTGGTGGAACAACTGCTAAAATAAATACTTCTACGTCTTCTGGACCTCAACAAGTATCTGTTTCAGTTCCTAGTTCTACTAACTCAAACACACTGAGATCATTAAATGATGTAAACGCTAGCTCTCTTTCTGACGGTGCGCTAATCCAATATGATGCTAATACTGAAAAATTTATAACAAGAAACGAATTAGAAACAACCACAGGAACGTTAAGGTTCAACGGTGGTCAGTTTTAGGAGAATTAAATGGCAACAGTAATACAGATAAAACGATCCTCGGGAACTTCCAAACCGTCAGCACTCGCTCAAGGGGAACTAGCCTATTCA